GTTTCCACCGTCAGCACGTCCTCCTACTCCGTCTCCATATTTGAAGTCTAGGTAGAATACTAGCCCTGAAGGCAAATTCATTGGTTGTACTGATACAAAGTCTTGCGCTACGATTTGAGCGAATACTTTACGTACTAATGGTAGAGCAACACCTGCCCACTGCTCGCCATCGCCAGCTGTGAAGGTTCCAGTTGAAGTACCAACGTTGTTGGCTTCAGCTACAATTTGTTTAGCTTGGTTTTCAAGGATCATAGCCATGTTACTAGCTACTCTCTTATCCTCGATACCTTCTAACAAACCAGAAGCTTGCCACTTTTCTGCTAATCTAGCAGAGTCAGCCTGTAGGCTTTTGTAAGTGTTTGAGCTCTCAAGTAAATTTTTAATTTCCATGATAAAATTTAAGTTTAAATTATTTAATTATTCCTGCTAATTTTTGCATTCTACGAACAGCATCAGATACTTCACTAATTACTTCAGGTTTTCTAGCTGTAGTTCCTGTAGCTTTAGATGCCATACCTTTATGCTCTTTAATAGTAGTCTCTTTCTTTGTTACCATATTTTCACTTACGGTTTCAAATACTAATTTCACTTCTTTTACTGTTTCAGCTTTATCGAAAGCAGCAATAACGTTAACTTTTTGAGACTCATTTAAATTATTAGCTTTAAATATTTTGTTAACGTATAAAAGTTTAGAGTTAAGAAGATTAGTTTCATGAAGATCTACTTTAAGCTGCTCGATAGTTTCAAGAGCTTGCTCTAGTTCTTTATTAGTTACTTCTTTAACTGTTCTGTTGACATTTTTATGTTTGTCTTCTTTTGATTCAGCATCTGCTGGGACTTGAACTGAAGTATCTTCTTCAATACTTTCGTCTTTCTCGTCTTTATGAGCTTCGTCCACGTCATCGTGATCATCAGCTTCACTAACAGATTCTAATTCTCTTAGAAGTTCATCTAAGTCAATTTCTTCCTCGTCAGCAGGTTCGTCAACAGGAACTTCAAGTTCTGCTTCGTCTCCCATACCTTCGATATCACCGCCGTCCATATCGTCTGCCGGTAATTCATCGTCTGCTCCTGCTCCCATTTCGGTAGCAATTACATCTCTGATAAGATCTTTAAACTGATCAACAGTTAAGTCCCCTATTTCGTCGTCACCTTCTGCTCCTTCAGAGCCTTCAGCGTCTTCGATGTCAGCTTCAGCTTCGTCATCTGATTCTTCAGAGTCATCCTCTACTTCGTCTTCTTCAGCTTCGTCTTCTGCTTCTCCAATACCTGTAAAGTCTTCCTCTACTGCTTCGTCTTTGTCGTCGTGTCCTTTTGCTTCTTCAACTTCATCTTCATCGACTTCGTTTACTACTTCTTCATCTGTGGATTTATCTTCCATCTCTTGAAGTTTAGCAGCTAACATGTCTTTTAGATGAGGAGTTAAAGTCTCTTCTAGGGCTTCTTTAGCGTTAGCAATAGCGGCTTCTCTTACAGATTTAGCTTCAGCAATAGCTTGCTTGAATAAATCTTTGTTTGCCATTATAAAAAATTTGTGTGGTTTCTGTAGTTATTAAGAACTACAATAGAAAATTATATTTTTTGATACAGTATAGTGACTGTATATTCTTATATAAATATAAACTAAAAAAAAAAACCCGACAAAAAGTCGGGTCTTAAGTGTAGCGGTGTGAGATTCTTATGAATCTAATATATCTTTTATTTCGTTTTTAAAAGCTGCTTCTTTAGTTAGCTTAGTTTCTTCTACTCCTTCTTCGTAGCCTCTTCCTTTTTCTCTAGAATTTCTTTTAACTGAAGTAAAGTCTTTGTCAAATCTTTTCCACATCTTACAAAGTTTGTTATCAGGCTTAGCGTCACAGTAGTCCATTGCTGACATTCCTCCTTTGACTGCTGCAAATAGACCTGCTCCATATGTAGCTGCAATCATTAGAGCTTCAGGGTTTTGTAATAGGTCTAGAAGATCAGTAGCAGGTGCTTCATTAAGGTCTGCTTCGTCCATGTCTTCTTCCCCTTCACTGTATTCGTTTTTCT